CTGGAGCGAGCTGTTAACGCCCCACTCACTGACGAAGTGTTTATTATCCTGATCACGATTGATCACCCAACATTAACTCAGCCTATCCGAGTTTCAAATGATCCTACGCAAATGCTTCCTAGTGCACAAGTACGCGGAACAATTTCTCAAGGAGATGAATATATATTCTTCCCCTTTGACTTTTCATTTCCAAGCCAAGAAGCAAACGCTTCTCCTATTGCACAGATTCGCATTGATAACGTTTCCCGTGAGATTTCCACGGTTATAAATGAAATGAATAGCGCTCCTTCCTTTGACATAAAGGTGGTATTAGCTAGCGCTCCTGACATCATTGAACTTGAACTCCCTGACTTCAAATTACGTAATGCCGAATGGAATGCTGTAGGCGTAACTGGAGATATCACAGTTGAATACTTCGATCAAGAACCTTTCCCTTCCGGAAGATTTAATCCTTCTGGATTCACTGGACTATTTGCGAGTTAGTAATGGCACACTGGACTGAAAATTATGTAGGGATTCAATTCAAAATCAAAGGCAGAGACGAATCTGGCTTGGATTGTTGGGGTCTTGTATACTTGGTCTATATGGAGTTATTTGGCATCTTACTGCCATTATATCTCGACGAGTATAAGGACATGAAAGATCTAGATGTTTTACATGCACACTGTGCTAAAGCTGCAGCAGAGCCTTCAGTTGGATGGGTGAACGTAATGAGAGGACAAGAAAGATTCGGTGACGTCTTCTTGCTTCCATTAGCGGGTATGCATACACATGTTGCTATCTGCGTTGAACCCGGATTAATGATACACATTACTGAAGGCACTGACGTTTCAGTCGAGGAGTACTATACAGGACTTTGGCTTCCAAGATATAACCGCGCACAAATTTATCGACACCCGTTGGTGATGCATGAGTAACCTAGTTGTCCACGAAAAAACCAACCTCAGCACGGTGTCCCCGCAAAAGGGCGTTTCTGTGTTCGCCGCGGCTACGCCATTCCAATCATCTGGCGAACTCATGTATGTTCCTGCTGGTCTTAACGTAGCACAAATCCTTCATTTGCTTTACGCAAATACAGTTGTTGCACTAACTGCTCACGTGTATATTGGTCCTGATTATATTGCACCACATCTTTGGGAACACGTATATCCTAAAGAAGGAGCACACCTATCTATATCAATTGTTCCTCAAGGCGGGGGAGGCGGTAAGAACCCACTCCGCACTATATTACAAATTGCTGTTATCGCAGCTGCTTGGTATTTTGCACCAGCTCTCGGCGCAACATTGATAGGTAGTATGGGAGCAGGTATTACTACAACGGCGGGCGTATTTATGGGTGTGGCCGTCACCGCTTCAGCGCTCGGTGGCTTTATTATTACTGCCGTAGGTACCCTTTTAGTTAATGCTATTGCACCTCCGAGTATTCCTCGTATAGGGAGCACTTCGGCAGACAAATCAGATAGCCAAACACTGTTTATCGAGGGAGCACGTAACTCTGGAAAACGTTATGATGTAGTACCTGTTGTTCTTGGCAGGCATCGCATGGTTCCTCCCCTTGCTGCAGGAAATGTTTCTGAAGCAGTTGGGTCTGACCAATTTTCAAGACAGTTATTTACCTGGGGGTATGGTGATCTAGTTCTAACTGAACGTCAGATTGGTGAAACAGCTATTGCGAATTTTTCTGATGTACAAACTCAAGATGTGCTTGATGGTTCTTCTGCGACGGTAATTTTAAGTTTATATCCATCGGATATCTTCGAGGAACAGCTTTCAGTTAAACTTAGTCGTTTAGCTCCAGCAGGGCCAATAGAAGAGCAAATACGTACTACGCAAATCAAGGCAGATGAAATCTCTGTCGATATTTTATTTCCTCGTGGGCTTGTTGCTTTTAATAGCTCAGGAAGTCGTTTGACTAAAACTGTTGAAATAGCTGTCGAGACCCGTCTTGTTGATGCAATTGCATGGACACCTATTACATCACAAATATATACGGAATCAACTACTGCTGCCTTACGCAAAACGATCAACTTCTCCGTTGCACGTGGGCAGTACGAAGTTAAAGTTTATCGTGTCACTGATGATACAAACACCGACAAAGAGTTCACAGAATCATACTGGAATGCTTTACGTACGATTACTATTGAAAATCCCGTTAAATTTAAGGGCATCTGTTTAACCGCATTACGTATAAAAGCAACAGGACAGCTTAATGGTTCGCTCGATCAGTATAATGCAATTGTTTCAAATAAAATACCTGCTTGGAATGGATCTACTTGGACAATTGGGGAAACAAATAATCCAGCAGATATCTTCCGCTACGTAGCTTCTAACAGTTATGCATTTGCTGGAGGCACAATTGGTCCCAACGCGCAACCGCTTGCGGACGCTCGTGTTGATTTGGTTGCCCTTCAAAATTGGCACGATTACTGCATAGATCAGGGATTTGAATACAATTCGGTTATCGACTTCAATACCTCTGTACGCAATGTGCTTCAAGAAGTAGCTGCGGCAGGACGGGCTTCGATTTCGATTAAGGATGGTAAATGGTCAGTCGTAGTTGATCGTCCTCAAAGCATTGTAGCACAGCACTTCACTCCTAAGAACACATGGGGATATTCGTGTTCGAAGACGTTCTTCACGATGCCGCACGCATTCCGCTGCATATTTATTAACGAGGAAATCGGGTACTTGCAAGATGAGCGTCTTGTGTTTGATGATGGCTATGATGAAGATAGTGCAACGATTATCGAGTCAATTAACTTTCCTGGCATTACTAAGCCCTCACTTATCTGGAAACATGCCCGAGAACATCTTGCTACCTTACGTTTACAGCCGCGCCAACATCAATTCTTTGTCGATGTGGAACATCTAATTGCGCCTCGCGGCAAACGATGCAAGCTGTCTCATGACTTAATTAACGTGGGAATTACGCAGGGACGTATTAAAGAAATTATAACTATAGGATTGCTTGCTACTGGCATTATAATAGATGAACCTATTACAATGGAAGCAGGTAAAAGTTATGGTGTAGTTATTCGCACTACAGAAAGTACTGAACTTATAAAGCCAGTTTTCAATATCGGGGGAATTACTCATACATTATCATTTGTTACTCCATTTAACCTCGACGACTCTAAAATGGAAATAACTAATCTGATTATGTTCGGCGAAGCAGGCAAGGAAACAATTGACATTATAGTCAAAGAAGTTATTCCGGAAACTGCCTTTAATGTACGCATCGTCGCGGTAGACTATAATGAAGCAATATTCAACGCCTCGTCTGGACCAATTCCAGCATTCAATTCAGGATCAACCCTTCCAATTGAATTCCAACGTCCTTTAGCTCCGATTTTAGTTGTTATGCAATCTAATGAAGAAGTGCAGGTAATTAATGCAGACGGATCAATTTCTTCGCGGATGGTATTTACTTTAACAAACGACAATACTTCGCCGGTTGCGCCAGAAATAGTTTATCGTCAGGCTAATACGAATACTTTCTTACCTGCAAGTGTTGTAATAGCAACTCCGCAACAAATCGTTATTGACGGATTAGATTTAGATGTTCGTTATGATTTCCAAATAAGATATCGTCGCTCCGGAGCTATTACAGGTATTATTAGTAATATACTATCTCCTCCGCTGGAGATTAATAACATAGAGTTTATCGGAACCTCAACTAATCCTCCTGATGTTGTCAATTTTACTGCAAACATTGTAGGACAGACAACAATACTTAGTTGGGATACTGTTTCTATTATTGACTTTAGCCACTATACTATAAAGTTCAATCCAGCTATCGTGGGAGCTTCTTGGAATAATTCAGCTGTACTTCAGGATGATATAATTGGAAACAACTTTGTAACACCGAGTCAAGTAGGTACATATTTAATAAAGGCTAAAGATCGCACTAATAACGAAAGCGATATCGCTGCAGTTATTGCTAATGGAGTGCCTATCTCTGGACTTAACGTAGTTGAAACCATTACTGAAAATCCGGTATTCGCGGGGGCTAAAGATAATGTATCGCTTGCCTTTAATGTACTTGAATTAATTGACACTTCTCTTGCCGGTTACTATTATTTTAACGCGACTACTGATCTCAGCGAAGTATATACGTCAAGACTCACTCCAAGATTAATAGCTACCGGAAATAATCGATCTAACGTAATGGCTAATTGGCCAACACTTTCTTCAGTGAGCTCCCTTTCTGGTGCAGCTCCTGGAGCATGGGCTGCCGAAATTCAAATCCGCACGACGCAAACTGACCCATCAGCAGCTCCCGTTTGGTCGGTGTGGCAAACATTAAACATAGGGGATTATGTATTTAGAGGAGCACAATTTAGGGTCGCCTTCTTCTCTCTCAATCCTGATGTAACTCCAACAGTAAGTGAGGTTGGAGTAACAATTGATATGCCAGATAGAATAATTCGTTTTGAGGATAAAACTATTCCAATCGGCGGATTCAATTTTGTAATAACTCCTGCATACAAAAAAATGCTGGATATCCAGGTAACAGGACAAAACATGTCACAAGGGGATTACTGGAGAGTAACCAATAAAACAGCTTCAGGAGCAATAATCACGTTCTACAATAATCTTAACGTTAGTGTTGTACGTGTAGCAGATATTCAATTCGCAGGATACGGCAGAGTACAATAAGGAGACTAAAAATGACTCAGTTCGATTTTGATAATATTGATGAAGCAAACACCTCAGGTAATGCTTTAGGATTAATGCTAGAACTGCAAAGAGATGCTTTACATTCCAGTCATAAAGGGCCTACACGTCCTACTTATGCTGTTCCTGGAATAGTTTGGATCCAAGACGGAGCTAATCCGTGGAAGATTAACTTCTTCGATGGGGTAAACGATCTTGTCATTGGAACAATTGATCCTATTACACATATCCTTACTAATTCAAATAACATGGTATCTGACATCTTTAGTGGTAATGGAATACTTACTAATTTTATCCTTTCTAGTACTCCACTATCCATAAACCACGTATCTGCTTTCGAATCTGGTATACGTCAATATCCTGGCATTGATTTTACTTTAAGCGGTAATACACTAATCTTTATTACCGCTCCGTTAAGTATTACTAACAATATTCTAGCCGTGTATACTACTTAAAGGAGGACACTATGGGAGATACTTTCACTGACGCATTACAAATCGTTTTAAGCTGGGAGGGCGGATATGGAGATGACTTCAGAGATCCAGGCGGCGCAACAAACTTCGGAATCACGTTCAAAACTCTTTCTGATTGGCGGAAGAAACCAATTACAAAGCAAGATGTCATTGACCTCAGAATGGACGAAGCCTCAGAAATCTACAAAGCCCTTTACTGGGGCCCAGCTTACTGTGATAAGCTCCCTGACGCCCTTGCCATTGCGGTGTTCGATTGCTCAGTCAATCAGGGAGTCGATCGGGCTAAAAAATTATTGCAAGCTGCTTTGGGAGTTCCACAAGATGGGAAGTTTGGTCCTCAAACCTTTGCCGCCATCAATAGGAATGACGAAGAGCACTTACTAAAAGAATTCATGGCTAAACGTGCAATGCACTATTCAAGTCTAAAAAACTTGCTCACGTTTGGATATGGATGGTTTCAACGGCTTTTTGATGTGTACGGTAAAGCCCTTACACGCACGAAGTTCATTGAATCCAGACTTAAAACCTACTAACAAAGGAGAGCACTGTGGAAGATACAACGAAACCGGTACTACAGTCAAAAACAGTTATGGGACTTATTGCAGTCGTTCTTGGAGCTTTACTTCCTCCGATCGCTGCAAGATTTGGCCTCACGTTTACGGCTGATGATGGTACCAATCTTATCGAGATCGGCAGCAAAGCTGTTGAACTTGCTGGTACTGCTTTCGCATTCTATGGTCGCGTAAAAGCAACCAAGAAGATCGGCTAATACTATGGAATGGGCTTCAATTATTTCCGGTATCGTCAAAGCTTTTAACTTCATCACTCAGTGGATGCGGGAGAAAGAATTAGTCGATACCGGAAAGGCTCTCCGAACAGGAGAACAAGATGCTGCAACACTGGAAAAAGTCAAAGCTGCACAGGACGCTCGCAATAGCGACAATACTGCTCTTGATGACGAGCTGTGCCTTGACAAGCCAATCAAAACCGATCACAACTGACATTATGTGCATCGTATACTCTAAAAAAGACTTTACCTATCACTCAACTGACGCTGAGGATACCAAAGAGCGTATGCGTACTAATTATGCTGTTTGGAAACGTACTTGTGAGGAGATCCCCAAAACAACCTAGGAGGAACCATGACAGGCATAATCTTAACAGATAAGGAACTTCAGAAAACATACGACATATATATCAAATCTGGTGGCAATATTACTGCTACTGCCAATGAGCTAAACATCCAACGCTCAACGGTACAGGCACGATTACAGCGGGCGAAAAAGCGCCTCAACCTCGAGTGGGATCGCCCGATAGTCAGCGGCACCCTATGTGGGATGCAGAAGGAGAAACGTGAACTTCCTTCTAAGGGCCGAATTAAAACATACATTTTAACCTGCGCACAAAACAATACTCACGTGCATACAAACTTCTGGACTAATCTCAAAGCATATGCTAAGTATAAACATGCGGAACTTTTAGTTTCGCAATTTTCATATAATAAGTCCTCTTATGCCTCTTCAAAATCCGTCAAACCAGGAACAGGCCCTACTGCT